GGAGTCTTATAGATTTTAATGACATGATTTTAAATTTTATTAAATCAGATGCGTCTCCAAAGTTTGATGTAGTTTTTATTGACGAAGCTCAAGATTTATCTTTGATGCAATGGGACATGGCTAAAAATATTTGGAACAAGTCGGGTGATTCTTATATCGCCGGCGATGATGACCAAGCAATCTTTAGATGGGCTGGTGCAGACGTTGATAGTTTTATTACACAAAAAGGAAAATTTTTAAATCTAACTCAATCGTTTCGTATTCCTAGAAAAGTTCATGACATTGCGATGAAGATTATAGGAAGAGTTTCTAATCGTTTAGATAAAGAATGGAAACCCAAACTGCATGAAGGAGGATTACATCGTCATCCTGATTTTGAAAATGTAAATATGAATAGTGGAGAATGGTTAGTCCTGGCTCGAACAAAATTTATGTTAGCTGACTTAGAAGATACCCTGTATCGAAAAGGATTATATTATAAAAACAAATTTAAACGATCTTATGAAGAAGATTTATATGAAGCCATTACTGATTGGGAAAACTGGCGTAAAGGAACCACATTAGATTTAAATCAAATTAAAAGAATAATAACTTACATGAGTCCAAGCAAAGTAGACAAGACTCAACAATTTTTTATGGATAAAGATAAACGCTATACGTTGGAAACTTGTAAAGCTCGTCATGGATTTATGACCGATGCCGTTTGGTATGAAGCTTTAGATGAAGCTCCTCGAAGAAAAGTCGAATACATTAGAAAGATGAGAGCGAATGGAGAACAATTAAATAAAAAACCACGTATTTTATTATCTACAATTCATGGAGTCAAGGGGGGAGAAGCACAAAATGTAATTCTTCTTACTGATCTAAGTTTAAATACACAGAAAGGATATGAAAGGAATCCTGACGATGAAAATCGTTTGTTCTATGTAGGTGCGACACGAGCAAAAGAAAATTTACATATTATAGAACCTAAAGATTTTTATAAAAGCTATCAAGTATGAGTTCGTACGATAAACAAATCGGTGGATCCCACTATCAGAATTTTAAAATTCAGCCGAGTAAATTTGTAATTGAAAACAAATTGCTTTTCCCAGAAGGATCCGCTATAAAATATATTTGTAGACATCCGTATAAAGCAGGAAAGGAAGATTTATTAAAAGCCATACATTTTATTGAAATGATTATTGAGAGAGATTATACAACAGAAAAAGCCGAGACAAAACCTAAACCAAATTCTTGGGGGATTATTAGATAATGCAAGTCCCTCTTTTTAGACCTCAAACTGAGTGGCTTCCTCCTGAAGATTTTCCTGATTTATCCAAGTACGCAGAAATTGCTCTTGATTTAGAAACCAAAGATCCTGACCTAATGAAAATGGGATCCGGTTCTGTCACTGGTCGAGGTGATGTCACGGGGATCGCTGTCGCTGTGGATGATTGGTCTGGGTATTATCCAATCGCTCATGAAGGCGGAGGGAACATGGATCGTAAGACGGTTTTAAAATGGGTCCAGGGTGTTTTAAATACCCCTGCTATTAAAATTTTTCACAACGCTATGTATGATGTCTGTTGGCTTAGACGTTTAGGTCTAACCATACGAGGACGAGTAGTGGATACGATGATTGCTGCAGCTCTCGTTGATGAAAATCAATTACGTTATGATTTAAATAATTGTTCGAGACGTTATACCGGACAAGGTAAAGATGAAGCAGCTCTCTATGCTGCCGCTAAAGAATGGGGCATTGATCCTAAAGCAGAGATGTATAAACTTCCTGCACTTTATGTTGGAGCTTATGCAGAGAAAGATGCTGAATTAACTTTAGCTCTATGGAAAGAATTAAAAAAAGAAATTTTACATCAAGATATTAGTTCTATCTTTCAACTGGAGTTAGATTTGTTCCCTTGTCTTGTCAACATGCGCTTTCTCGGTGTACGCGTAAATCAAGAACAAGCAGCGATCGAAAAGAAAACGTTAATGGAACATGAACAAAAATTACTCACTGAGGTTAAGAACAAAACAGGAATAGAAGTTCAGATCTGGGCAGCAAGATCGATTGCTAAAGTCTTTGATAAATTAAAATTACCTTACGATCGAACGATTAAAACTCAAGCGCCAAGTTTTACTAAAAACTTTTTAATGAATCACCCCCACCCACTGGTGAAACGAATCGCCCAGGCTAGAGAAATAAACAAAGCCCATACCACATTTATTGATACCATATTGAAACATACCTACAAGGGTAGAATTTATGCTGAGATTAATCAGTTGCGGGGAGATAACGGAGGAACCGTGACGGGACGATTCAGTTATGCCAATCCAAATTTACAACAAATTCCTGCACGCAACAAAGACCTTGGACCACGGATTAGACGTTTGTTTATTCCTGAAGAAGGACACACCTGGGGATGCTTTGACTATAATCAACAAGAACCCCGATTGGTTGTGCACTATGCATCATTACAAAATTTATATGGAGTGGATGAAGTGGCTGAAGCTTATAAAAATGAAGACGCAGACTTCCATAGTATTGTGGCCGAGTTAGCTGACATTCCAAGATACCAGGCGAAGACGATTAACTTAGGATTGTTTTATGGAATGGGAAAAAATAAATTACAAGCCGAGCTTGGTGTTAATAAAGAACGAGCTCAAGAATTATTTCAACAGTATCATGGTCGAGTTCCCTTTGTTAAACAACTGATGGACGCGGTCATGAAACGTGCACAAGACTCAGGGAAGATTAGAACTTTACTCGGTAGACTGTGTCGGTTTCATTTATGGGAACCTAATTACTTCGGGATTCATAAAGCGTTACCTCACGAACAAGCGATCTTGGAACATGGACCTGGCATTAGAAGAGCTTACACTTACAAAGCATTAAATAAATTAATACAAGGGTCAGCAGCGGACATGACTAAAAAAGCGATGATTGAATTATATAAAGCAGGTATTATCCCGCATATTCAGGTTCATGATGAGTTGGATATTTCGGTAAAAGATGATAAACAAGCCAAACAAATAGTTGAAATTATGGAATCAGCAGTTGGACTTGAAGTACCTAATAAGGTAGACTACGAGTCAGGTAAAAACTGGGGAGACATAAAATAGGAGGAACTATGGAAACAATTAAACAAATCTGGCAAGATCACAGAAAAGTGTGTATTGGTGCTGGAGTGGTTGTTGTTATTTTAATAATAGCAGCACTATAGGAATTTATGTTAAATGGCTTACTTAAATGTAAACATCCCTGTTATCTATTGCCAGATCAGGAGAGAATATCTCTATGACCTTAAAGCTCACCACGGAGAAGTGGAAGACTGTTTACTTTTTGGGTTGGCATCGATTACAGGGCGTCCTATACTCTTTCATGCACTTATGGAAAATGGTGCTGTCTTCTATAGGCTACCAATTAGTGCGTTTATACAAAGAGGATTTAAGCCAGAGGAAGTTCCTAGGACTAGGTTGGACCAGCTGGAGCTTTGGAATTGTTTCAGCTACTATCCTGCTATTACTAATTACGATATCTTAGACGGACAATCCGGAAAATATATTGATAAAGATAAGGTTTGGCATACCGGATCCTATCTTTTCACAGTTGACTGGGCTCATCCTGAGAGTAATATAGTAGATACGGATCATTCAGAAATTCCCGCAGAGCATAAATGTGCGCACATACTTGCTTTGGATGATGGCAACTATGCGGCTCAGCCCAATAATAGATTAATATGGAGTGTTCCATCTTTCACAGTGAAGGATGAAATTCCGATTGACTGGAAGGTTCAGACGTCGGAATGGAACGTTGAAGACGATAGTAAATGGAAAACAGAAGATAGTGATAGCTACTTCTACAATATTGAGAAAACTAAAAATGAATAAATGTAAAGATTGCCTTTGTAATTGTCACTGTAATGTCAGCGGACATTCAGACAGCAACGGCGTATGCCCATGTGAGAAATGTAATTGTAATCCCCAGGGAGCTACAGTGAATAATGATGAGTGTCTCTCATGCCAATAGACGAAGAAAAAACTTGCACTATGCATACCAAAGAAAAAGAAAAATCCGGTACATGTTGTCAAATAAAAGACGACGAAAAAGACCGCGCAGAACAAATGACATATGAACAAAGTTTTTTAACAAAAATAGTTAGTGTTAAAAATGAATGATAAATTAATAACTGCTTTACTCGCTATTGTATTAGCGCTCGGAGGATGGTCACTACAAAGGTCATTCTCATTGTCTCAGGACATGGTTGTAATCAAAATGAAAATTGAGGTAATACAAAATGAGATATCGAAGTTTAAAGATTTTAAGGGTAAGAAGACTCGCAAGAAAAAGAAAAAACAAAGCGATTAGATGGATGAAATATTTAATATCTTCTATAATCATCGGTTTGTTATGTCTTTTTTCTGTTGGATGTAATGGCGTAAAACACGTTCTTCAGATTGAAGAACCCACTGATCATACGGAGGGGGATGATGGTGGCAAATTAAAATATAAAATTATTTGGGGAGATATAAACCAAAAAGAATGACCAATTTCCCCTATGACATTCAAATGACTGGAATGTTCATCTTTATTACGCTATACTTAGTCATGGAGATTATATTTTAATGGCCGACAAACTAATGACATTATTGGTTGGGCTACTCATAGCTCTGGGTGGCTGGAGTCTTAGCCGTACGTTTGAGCTATCAACTATTCAAGCAGTCCACGAAGATAAAGTAGATAAATTAGAGAGACAAGTACTTAAGCTAGAGGATCAGGTTGATAAAATGAAAGACTCTGATGAAGAGATTATGGATCAACATAAAAAATTATTTAAAGTTTTAGAACGAGGAGATACTCCTTCAGGAAGTTATAACTACTAATGGGTAAACCTCTCAAAATTTCGGAGGAGGCAGCAGTTCAGATGCCGATGAAAACGGTAGCCTCATTGATCGCCATGGTCGCGATCGGGACCTGGGCTTATTTCGGTATCATTGAGACCCAAAATCGTATGCTTACTAAGGTAGAGATTATGT